AGTAAGATTGAGCAAGGAGTCATTATGATATGCACTCCAGATTTATACTTACAAGAATTTACATTCCAAGGTGCTGAGTTGCGTAAAGCCAAACATGAGTTTTTAGCTAGACTAAACAAATATTACAATATAATACACGAAGAGAAACACGGGGAGTCAGCCGATGTCGAACTGGATCAAGGGAGGTAAACACATGCGAGAACGCGTATACAAGGCTTTAGTCAAGCGATATGAGTCTGAGCAGGAAGATGCTCTACTTAAGATTGATTTGCTTCTGGTGAACGCTGGCAGCAACGCTGTCATGGTAGATCACACAGACATAACAGGCGAAATCGATAAACTATTGGCTAAATGTGCTAGTGCAGCCGAGAAAGTGGCAATATTAAGGCGCTATTATGGCACAAATTAGGCACAACGTTTTACATATAGTACTCACAGCCACAAAAAATATTTTTGAAAAAAAAACTCTACGAATAGTGTTAAAACGTATTTTGAACGATTATCGTTGGTATATATAGCTGAATGTACGACGTTTTACAAAAACGTAAAACGTCTAAAACGTCGTAATGTCAAATAAGTGAGCAATACCAAGGGGTATATGGGGTGCGCGGACCATTTTTGGTAAAAAAATAACTTTTTTTGTGGTTTCTAGCACTATATACAAGGGGATATGAATTTTATGAGAAGAAAAAAATCTAAATATAAACACCTGGTCATTAACAAGAAGAAATATTACTTCTACAAAATATCATGGCTTGACATCACGGGGGATGCGGGGCATGCTACGGCTGAGGAGTTCGATAGATTTGAATGTTCTAAGATGGTCTCTTTTGCATACGTCTACAAACGAACTAAGAAGTTCGTGTGGACTTTTGCTAGCTATGACTCGAAGGATGAGGCATATAGTGATCGGAACGTCTTCCCTACAGGGTGCATAACTGGAATGGATAAATTAGATGTGGAATCCAGATAAACTATTTATTATTGGGATGGCGGTGTTTTTTCTGTTGGCGATTTACTCTCTGACTTTGATTCCTCGCTAGATGTCGGATTGGACTCAGTATTTTTTAGTTCTTTTTGGTCTATCACTTTTTTGGTTTGTGATGGTTTTCGGGCCGATAATGGTTTCTCAGGGGTAACATTTAATAATGGTGCATAGTCGTCTAAAATTTGTTTCATTTTCAGCTCTAGCTGTTCTTCTGTCATATCTTCTAATTTCCCATGCTTTATTATTTTTCTGTCTATGTATAATCCTCCTGCCTTGCCTCGGTTGGTTTCAGCATTTACAGCAGCGGAAAAACTTGATTTCTTCAAAGCGGCTTCTCTTATGCGAGCAAGTTCAGCAACGTGAGTCTCATAACTAACTTCATGCTTTCTCACTCTCTCTTCTCTTAACTCACCTATATATTTTGCCACCAAAGGAAAGTTCCTTGGGTTCATTAACTTAGACCCTTCAAATCTTGCATTGTCTTTGCTATAGCCAGCTATGGTAGCTGCCTCTGTTTGAGTCACAGGTCCTTCTGGGCCTCCGAATACTATCAGTTCGGCAAACCTCATTTGCATTTCAGTTAATCTTTTTGGTACTCCCATACTTGACTTTTTAAGCCAACAATCCTATAAAGTCAATATGAAAGATGATCGAGGAGATTTAGATTTAACTAAGCAAATAGAAGTGCTGACTCAGAAAGTACACGACGCTGAGTTAGAGACTTCATTGGTTAAAGCTGTGGGTATGAACAGTCCTGAAATGAAAAAAGCTAAAGAAAGAATTGCAGAGTTGGAAGAAGGACTTGCTAATGCTCTTGCCGTCAATGAGTCACATCAAAAAATTAATGGAAAACTACAAATGAAGTTGACAGAGTTGGAAGAATTTAATATTAAAGTCCGACAAGAAGTTACTGTTAAGGAACAGGAGATTCTTGAAATTCACGCCGACAATAAAAAGTTAGCACAACAAGTTGATGACTCAGTTGCGAGATTGAGAAAGAACGGAATAATTTAATGAAGGTCAGAGACCTACAAGAGTTTTTAGATAAGTTTACAGAAGGCGCACAAGGACTGCGAGGCAACGCGGTAAGTAATGCAGTCATCATGGTAGAGTTTAATGGACGACTCTATGAAATAAGAAGAATGGAAGTTCATGAACACGCAGAGACAGCAATAGTTGGGCTTGGCAAGAAGAGAACCACACATAGATTGGTTCTCAAAACGAACAGAGAATCTAAATTATTAATGCCAAACAAGCTCCAACATGACTACTGATGTTGGGCCAAAAATCTCATGGGTCCAGAGGCTAAACTTTATAAAAAACTTAAAGCAAAAACTTCACGAATTATCTGGACAAGGTTGGAAAATCTTAGTGGACTTGGTACTCCTGATCTATTGGGGTACAATCATTCTGGGCACTTTTTTACTGTTGAATTAAAAGTAACGCGAGCCAACAAACTCAAGTTCTCGCCGCATCAAATATCGTTTCATATTGCACATCCCAACAATACATTTATCATAGCCGAGGCCCTCGGTCCGAGGCTCGTGAAACTTTTCCGTGGTTCACGGATCAGGGAGCTTGAGGCTTGTGGCTTTAAGCTTGAGGCTTGCTGCTTGGGGCTTGACGCTTGCGTCTTGTACCTCGAACAGGTTGGTTCGAAAGCTTGACGCTTGAAGCTTGAGGCTTGGATCTGTACCCGTTGTCCCTGGCCCACTGCTCATGGATCTCGTGTATATCGATTTGTGTTTGAGTTCTAATGTTTACCATAAACTACTCTGGCTGTGTTCCTGTCCCAACATGCGCGGCAGCTGCCACACTTGCCACCCTGACTGGGAGCAGGACAGGTCGCATTGCCAGCTGTGGTGACCCCAGACGTGTAAGGCCAGCTCCTGACAGGTGTGACTTGGTCCACCATGTGATCACTGATTACAATCTTTAAATTTTTTGGAACGACTTCTGGATCCATCAGGCGGGTATACTTAACCTCCCTGGTTGGCAGCCAGTGCATGGTCCCTGGTGTGTTATTACAGACTTCAAAAATTTTTTTAAGATGCTCGACGGATTGAAGGTCTCCAGCGTCGTGCCATCTGAACCACTTCTGGCGCTTCACCTGTACAGTCATGGCCTTCACCCAGCGCGGGTCCATCAAACTCGCTAGCCTGAAGTACTGGGCAGCCTTGATGGCTGGATATCTGGTATAGTTGCCCTTGAGCGCGTAGCAGCCTGAGCATACAGAGCCCTTCACGGCCCGCAGCTTCTTACCTACTTGGCATTCCCATGCAGGTAGACTATACGACAGGCCAGGCATCTTGCTCGTTCTGGTTAGTGATCCAGTTATTTTTTTTGCTTCTTTTACTTTCATATTTCTAATTGAGCTCTATCATTTGAATGTGTTCTTTTTAAGGCTTGGCGCTTGGTCCTTGGCTCGTGGCGCTTGGCCCCTGCAGTCAGGATGTGCTTGACGCTTGGCGCTTGCAGCTCTATTCTCGGGCCGAATCTCTTCCAGGATCTGGACATGATGTTCAGCTCTAATAGCAGCGTGGACCACTGGCCCACGCTACAGTTACTAACAGTTAAGGTAATTTTTTTCATTTTTTTGCTTGCAGCCTGAACAGAGTATTTGCCGCTTGCTTCGTGATCAGCCCTTTATTCCTCAGGGACCACAGGAAGCGCTCGCACTTCTTAACGTAAGCGCGACTCAAGTCGCGCTCATCGTGGATGAAATAGTTCATCAAGTCGTTGTGTTTAGATCTAATCAAGTAGCACCATGTATTGTTTGGGAAAGTACTTTGCGAACCAGTCAAGCCCCTTACGGTGCCTGTCCCAGTCCTGAAGTTGTTCGGATCCAATAATTACATCGTAAACAGCTGCGGCGTATGCTGGCACTGTGGCCTTCTCTCCGCCGAATCTATTTTCAATGACTACGTCCTTCTCTCCATCCAGGTTATAATTTGCATCTGCGAATGGGACTTTTACTTTTTTTCCTTTGTACATTATTTCTTTCATATTGTTTCCTTTCATATGTTTCATCCTACAGGTTGCTGGATCCATTGTCAAGCGCTTGTGGCTTGACGCTCGCGGTCCGCACCCCCACCCACTTTAGAATCATTCTAAAGTGGGCCAAGCACGCTGAGGCCCGACAGTAATTGTTTAAGGCTCGAGCAGGGCCTAATAGTAATTAACTATGTGCTTGACCCCAGGTCCCACCATGCATGACTTATTAAAGCAAACAGTCTGATAGGACCAGGGTTCAAGTTTCGTGGATATGGCGTCTCGCAGGCGGCACCGTTCATCTAGAGTCTGAGTGCAAACTGTGATGTTTCGCGACCTGTGATATAGCCCAGAAACGTCCAGGCGACCTATACCATATCCCACAAACTTACTTTTTCATATCCTTTTTCACTAGCCGCAAGATCTCTTCTATTGCAACAGCAATCCTCTTGAGCTCGTGTCCAATTCTTTTCATTTCTTCTGTTTCAGCGCTCATGATATCCACACTATTGACCAAGCGGTTGCGTAAAGCCAAAGCCCAACAGCAATTCCACTAGCAAATAATATGTATCCAATTTTGTTCATATTATCCTTTCTTTTTATTCTCTCCTATATAATACTTGACAATAGTAAAGTCAAGTGTTAAAACTTTATTTTTAAACAATAACAGAAAGGACAATTATGCGTTTAAGATTAAACCAAGAGTATCGTAATAAAATCGCCAATCGTATGCGTGTGCATATCGAGGCAGAAGATACGCAAGAAAAAGAAAAGTATTTTCAAGCAAGAGAAAATATGAAACCAATGCAAGACAATGCGTGGGATTTAGCCCACCAAATTGTTAGAAGAACATACACCGAAGATGATGTTGCTAAGGCAAGGTATCTACAAAATAAATTTGACAATGTAAATACTATTGCACCAGATAGCTGTTTTCATTTTGGTTATATGGGGCATAAAATGGAACGTGATGAGAATGATGTTCCTAAACAAGTTGAGGCAAGAATAAGTGAACACTTCAACTTTAAACTTGATGGCAACATTGATGGTCAAGAGTATAACAACAATAAAGATTTTGGTTATGCTTATTTTCGTGATGAACTAAAAGCCCAAGATGGTTGCAATCCTGACATCAACATTGAAATGGATGGAAAGCAAAGCAATCCACATCAAACTAAATTTTGTGATGCAAATGACAAATATTTAGGAACAAGCGGTGGTCGTGAAAATCAAACAAGTTATGCACGTGAGTGGAATGATGATTATAAGTTAGATTTGATTGGTCGTGAGTATTGCAGAGATAGACAGTTAGATTGTTCCAAGCAAGAGTTTGACACTTTAATGATTTGGCAAAAGGCAAAAGGTCATTTAATTATGTGTCATCAAAAATGGATTAAATCTGTTTTAGACCAAATGAAAGAAATTAAAATTGGT